CCGTCCGTAGGCTGACCAGAGTTCCAGCGAGGAGAGGCCAAGAACACTCCGCCGCTAGGGGGCTCAAGGGTAAAGTTTGAATCAAAGTCGATATAGATAGCGTTGCCGCCAGCGTAGGCAGGTACGCCCGTAGTCGTCTTAGTCTCAACTCCCCCGTCGTTCCAGTAGAACGTCACGCTATCCCCTGTCAGAAGCTGGTTCATCAGGGTCAAGGCGCTACCGCCCCTGTCAGCGTAAAAACGATTAGTAGCGCTGACGTCCCAGTCCCCCGTTGATGAGCTAGAGACTATGGACGTGTTTCTGTTGGTAAACGCCAGCCCAGTCACGCTTTTCACGTTGTTCAGATTTTCTAGGCTTAGGGTGACCACTCCCGTCTGACCGTTGACACTATCGACTGCGCCACCACCCGCAGCGTTCGCAGGCTCCCATTGACTGTTAGCATTGTCCCAGGTTAACACTTGACCGTCGGTGGGGGCGACAGTAGAGGTATCTACATCACTAAGGGCGCCGATCGATTCAGTCGTAATATCGGTACCACCGCTAATCTCCTTGATCGAGTCGTCTGTATGCTTGACAAACAGCTTACCGTCGGCAGTATTGACAGCAATCTCCGCAACTTCCAAGTCAACGGCCTGGGGAACCTCACCAGTCGTGCTGCTCTTCTTAGGCTTGATACGAGCGTTGAGGTCTGCCATTTCAGCGAATCAATCTTCGCTAGTATTCCTAGCCGCTGCCGAATGTTCCGCCAGAAATACCCGTATAGCTGGTTTCCGCGTAGACCTTGACGGTGATCAGTGAGTCGACACTGGCTCCAGCTTGATCCCTGACGGCCAGGTACATCGCATCGGTCGGGCTTGTGTCGTTATTGAAGTACATCGCCCCAGGCGTAGCCAGAACCGTTGTACCAGCGGCAATATAGAACTCTGCCTGCACTCCTGAGCCAGGGGCTGGATCGGTTCCAAACGACCTGGCGTTGTCAGCCGTGCGGTCTGCCGCCGAACCATAGAACACAACCCAGGCGTCCAAAGATGAGGTTACAGTGCAGAACTGACCAGATTGCCCCATACCAGTTAAGGTAAGTGCTCCAGAGGCAGCAGTCCCACTGTCGGTCACCCTGTTGGTCCCAGTGCCACCGAAATTCTGGTGAACGTAGGCCTTGATTGTAACTTGAGAGTCTACATTGGCCCCAGCCTGATCCCTGACGGCCACATAGAGGGCGTCTGCGTCGGGGTCGTCGTTGTTGAAGTACGTCGTACCTGGCGACGCTAGAACGGTTCCACCAGCGGTGACGTAGGACTCGGCCAGTACACCTACTCCAGGTGCTGGATCATCTCCATAAGCCCGAGCGGCATCTGCAGTACGGTCAGCGGCGGTGGGGTAAAGGACAATCCAGGCATCAAGGCTTGATGTGATGTCGACAAGGATGCCAGAAGCCCCAAGCTCCACGAACGTAGCCGCACCCGAAGCAGCGGTTTGTGTCTCGGATTTCTGAAGGACTGTACCAGCAATACTGCCACCGCCACCACCCCCACCAGTCTGATCGCCAGGGACCCAGTTGGTGCCGTCCCAGATAAGAACCTGGTCTTGTGTCGGTGGATTGGTCGAAGTGTCAACGTCCGAAAGATCGTCAATAGACCCAACCACGCTGCCGCCAGAAACTTCTACCCAGGCATTGGCCACGCGCACGTAGAGCAGGCCTTGGGCCGTATCGTACCACTGGTCTCCATTTAGGATGCTGGATCCGTCAGATCGAGTGCTAGGGGCAATAGCAGAGAGAATAGTAATGGCGGCGGCCTCACTCCAGCCGATCGACGTGGAGCTGGCCTTTAGCACCTGACCATTACCACCCCTCGGAAGTCGCACAATGCCAGTTCCGTCATTATATAACAGGTCACCAGCAATGATAGTCGAATCTAACGCGACATCGCCAGGCTCCCAGTTCCCGCTCGTGCTATTGTAAAGCAGCGCCTGCTCGTCCGTTGCGGGTGTGCTCAGGTCTACGTCAGTAAGGTCACCAAGGACGCTTACACTCGTTCCGCCAAGGGTTACGATACTGCCATCGCCAGCCTTAGTGTAGAATTGTACGCTTGCAGGATTGATTCCCAGAACAATCTCGCCCTGAGTGATCGCGTCTGCCCCACCTGTTCCGATCGCTGCCTCGATTACAGCCTGGCTGTCCGTGGAGTTTTTTAGAACAATACGGTCTGGAAAAACTGCCACGGGTCAACAGGAGCTGGACTAGGGTTCCTAGTTAAATTCAGGGATGATTCGGAGGCTTATCTGGCCTGACTTGTAAAACCAAGTCGTCGAACCTCCTTGCGGAGTAAATTTGTCGCATCCACTTATGAACCTAGAGGTGCTTGCAATTGGATTTCCATTAAGGTAAACCTGCTGTACAGTATATGTTGACGGGCATGCCGTCGTCCCTTCGCAGGTGTCGTTCTTGTCGTCCACTTGATTGCAGGTCGTGCAGAACTCGACGCCAGCGTGCGGTGAGGCACCCGTGGTCGATCTGACCTCGTAGAGACCAACGTTCTCCAATGGAACCCCTGTTGCTCTGAATAGCACCTCGTTTTCGCTTACGTTCTCTTCGCAGTTGAAGATGCTGCCAACAGGGAAGCCAACAAAGGCATATCCAAAGTAAGTGTGAACGCCGTTAAAAATAGCCTCAACAGTATAAGAGTCCGCCTGGCATGTGGGGTCGGGGTAGCATGTCCCGTCAGCGCCGCATAGCTGGCACTCAGGGCAATCATTGTGGCAATTGCAGTCGCACGCCTTGCAGGAGTCGGGAGCGTCGGAGTAATCTTCGGTTGCGCAGAAAACGCACGTTTCACCGCCCGCCTCCAGGAAGCCAGTCTGCTTCGATCCTTCTGGGCAGCTTGCGGTACCAGTGCCTGTATCAGTACAGTATGTTGCGTTTGTGGTTTTTGGCTTGCAGGGGTCTTCTTTTCCATCGCCGTTGCATATCTCGTCACACTGTCTTGCGGCCTCTTGCTGGGCCAAGTTGATCGGCAATAAACCCCCTTCTCCGTAGGACTTGCACACAGTAATCGGCGGCAGTACGGGCTGTCCAAGGTATGCAAAACCACAAGGGCAAACATGGTTGGTAATCGTTGCACACTGTTGGCAGTTAGTTGCGTCAAGCGCACATTCGCCAAAGTTGGGAGAATTTTCGTCAGTATCGCATTTCTCGCAGTTAGCACCATTGCATTCCTCGCCCGCACACCAGCAGTCGGCTCCGATAAAGATTGGTTTACACTCTCCGCCGACATTGCCGTCACACTCTGTGCAGCCGTCGCAACTATTGCCGTCACGCCCTTCTTTACAGCCTGGGCCGACCTCGCCATTCGATTTCAGGTAACTATCGCAGAAGCTTGTGCATCCAGGCCAGGGTGGGCACTCGCCGCAAAAACAATGTACACCAGGGCGGGAGCTGGAGGCGGAACCGAAAGAGCAACACCTAGTTCCACAGCATTCACGCGCCTCGTCATCCGTGTCACCGCACTGAGGCTTCTCCTGGCATGAATTGGGTCCACCGCTGTTACAGGGGGACTCGGGTTCGCTTGGGTCGCAATTTCCTCCGCCTCCTGGGGTATTGCTACCACCGCTTGAGCCATTGTTGAGCTGTACGCATACACCATTTACGCACCCCCAGCCAGAAGGGCAAGAGGACGTGGATACACAATCCGCACCAGTATTCAGGGTGTTATCTCTCGTCGCCTCTGCGAAATCCCTTGCCTCAAGAGTATTATTTTTCGCCGTGAATGTGTTATCCCTAGCAAGCAGGGAATCGTCCCTTGATCGACCCGTCCGCAAGAATTCGTTAGCTGCGTCAGCCCTGTCATTCCAGAAATCGTTAAATCCCATGACCAAGCGAAGCTAGGATAGAGTGCCTATCAATCGTAGATAGGATCGTAGGGTTTTCCCGTGTATTGATTTATAATGTTGGGAACGGGAGTGACCTGCTTCCAGGTCAGTGTTCCGCTAATGTCTACAGCAACATAGATTGTGCACTGTCTGTTCAGACCAGAATCGTCGGCGAAAACGGTGAAAACCATCTGCCCTTCTCTCTCGGGGGTTATCGGATCCGCCAGGTAGGGAAAGCCTTGCTCATCTATCGTGACGTAGGATTCCGTTGGACTGGCAGGTCTAGGGGTAAAGCGCTGATCAAGAGCGTTTTGTCTTTCAACAGCTGGCTGTCCCGCAATCCTGGGTTTATTGATTGCCATTACTGCACCTTGATATATCTGCGACCAGTTTGATCGGTTACATACAGTTGAACAGTGTCGGTGATAGCATTGTAATAACCCACCATGATGTTTGGGGGCACTGGCGTATCCAGGTATTTGGTCGTGTCTGGCAACTCGCCGAGCATCTTGATACTCAGATCAGTGTCCTGGATGGATTGCGCCGTAAGCGAGACTCTGTTAATTGCCATGATCAGAACTTACTATAGTAGATACCGTTTGCGTGGCTGAGTTCTACTTCAGCCCCTGCGGGAAGTGAGGTAAACCCAATAGGCTTGGTGACATATTCTTTCTGAGCATACGAGACAATTCCAGCCCCATTAGTTTCCAGCCTGACCCAATAGCCAGTTACGCTACCCTCGAAGTCGCCCTCGATAACGACACCTTTCTCCAGACGCTCAATCTGGAGCATCCTGTTGATGTTGCTCTGCTGAACTAGCTGGTTTAATAGGTTCATCAGGGAGTGCTGTAGAATCCGAACTGTTTGACGTTCCAGTAGAAGGCAGCCTCGTTTCCACTAACAAGACTGACAGAGCTGGTCGTCTTAATAGCAGTAAACAGATCGCCAGCGTTTGCTACCGTGGGGGTGTAGACAGTCGCGACAGGGAAGGTTAGATCACCAGCCCCAACAGAGGCGTCAAGCCCTGCAAGGGTACCGTTGCTGATCGTCACCGTGTCAGAGGCAGCATAGCCATATCCTGGCTTATTAAGCGTTACAACGTAGTCAGTCGTAGCCGCCCCAGAGTTGGTGACCTCAAGGTCTACCGTAAGCCCGAATCCACTGCCGCTAGTACTGTCGACGGGGATATTTGTATAGGCAGCGGTTGTAGTTGTAGCGCTTGCAGGCGCGGCCGTTACTGCCCCAAGGGTAAGCGCGTTTCCACTGCTCCAAACGAGCGCTACGTGGCTAAACGCAAGAGGAGTCGCACCGCCATCATGAGCAAAGACAGTGGCCTTTTGCGCCAAAGCAACACCACCATCTGCGTAGGTCCCGACCTCGCCCGAAGACCAGCTCAGGTATGCACGCTGGTAACCCCCAGTGCCGATGGGTACCTCGCTAGACAGCAGGGTTGTATCGGAGCCAGCAACGCCAGGATCGTAGTTGTAAGCAGGTGCGTTGATCAGCCGTGCCTCGAAGTATTGATCGACGTATCGATCGGTTAAAATGTTTTGGACTTCCGTCGCGGAAACCTTAGCGGCAAGTGTCATTGGTATTTTAACTGATCGCCGTTAGGGTTCCTACGCAGTTGCGAAGAGGTCTGCGTCCACTACTGTGGCCGTCCCTGTGACAATGGATCCATTATACTCGACGGGGATGCTACCAGTTCCGTCTGTTGCAAGCAGGCCGCCAGTGGCAACGACGAAACCAGTACAGTAGGGCACGATGGTTTGTTCTAGCAGAGCGTTAAGATCCGTGGGATTCGGCTTGGTGACACCACCTTCGGTATAGGTGAATACACTGGAGCTAAGGTTGAGTTCAACGTTCACGACAAACTCGAAACTCTGCCCGACCAGGTCGTTATCGATGGTCGGCGGTAGAGCGGGAGGCGTTGGAGGCGTTGGAGTGTTGCCACTCATATCGGGCCTGGAATTGCCAACCAGATTACTGCCGAGGTTAAGAGTGCCCGAAGAGAAGCCAAGCCAGATGCCGTTAGTAACAACAATGGCCTCATCCTGCGTCACACCCCAGGCGCAGGCGTCCATCCTCATTGCCGAGATCTTATTGTTAGACGTGTCCGCATAGCGGAACGGCATGCCTGGATACCAGTTTGAGACAATCTCCGACCGCATAGATTCCGCGAGCTGCAGGCCGTACAAGTCACCCTTGACAAATCGTGCCAGGTACTCGCTGTAATCAGCCACCCAAGTATCGATCTCCGACCTCGTCTCCGAAAGCAGGGGGACAGGGATTGCCTCATCCAGAATGTAATCAGCTGCCTCGCTGGGAGGCGTCACGTAAGAGTTCGTGTTAAGAATAAGCTCTGTATTCTCTTCGACGGTCGAAGTCGTTGCCGTATTGACCGTGTCTGGGCGAACGTCAAGGGTAGTTGTCGTCGTGGACTCCCTCCTGACACTCGTCTTGATGCCATCCAGCGCGTCGAGGGAGGCACCAGAGTTTGGCCCAAGACCGCGGGAGGTCATGCTAGTGTAGGTAGTTGTCAGCTGAACATTACTGCTACCTTCCTGAGAGTACTCCGTGATAACACGGGACTGCCTGTACATGCCATCCGCCGCAGAAAGCCCTTGCTGAAAGTCTTGGGGGACGCCGCCCACGATTCCAGACCTGTAATCCTCCTGAGTATAAGCAGATAGGATTGTCTGATAAGTGTCCTGAACCGTCCTGACCAATTCGTTAGCCTCTTCGCCGTACTCGTAAAAGGTCTCCTGCTTGGACAGAAGCTGAGTATTTAGGCCGTAGTATGGGCAGTTCCCTTGTGGGTTGCAGGCATTTCCGTAAGTGGTCACGCAGAAAGCATACCAGTCCGCAAAATAGCTTGAGTTGGCTTCAATCTCGGGGCCTTCAACGGTCTGCAGTTGGTAAGAAGTTTGAGCCCCTGGCGCTCCATAAGTAGTAGAAGAAGTAGAAACACGAGTCGCAGGAAGGTACTCATTGGCTCGATCAGTGGTCCACTCATCGCTGCAAAGGAGGTAAGTGTACGTCTCGCCAGGAATAACTTCCTCAGTCGTAATAATAGTCGGAGGTGTTGGTGTATTACCGCAGCCTGAAGAGCTGGGGATCTGCTGCTGGGTAGTTTTGATGGTATCAGGCAGCCTACCCTCTCCGCTTGGTGATGGGTTCGGGTTGCGTTTCCAAATAGTGGCGGGGTAGTTGATAAAGTACTGCGAAGTCTCGATCGTAGTGTCAACCTTGCCAAGCTGATCATCTGCTAGCAGGCCGTCTGGAACCTGGTAGGACAGCTTGATCTTATCGGGAATTGCGCCGCCAGAAGCGAGCGGGGAGACAGATAAGGCACTTTCGCCGAGGACCGAGACCCACTCGCCCGCCTCGATACCAGCAGAGGAGTCGGTCCCGAAGAACTTGCGACTTACCAGGTCGCCTTGGTTGTCCTGGTAAAGCACCATGCCAGCGGAGGCGAACGAGGCAGAGCAGTTTTCTACCGTCTTTTGAGCGGGGTCCAAATGAATCGGGACCAGCGGGAAGATAGCTTCAGCATTGTCAGTCAGGTAGGCAAGCGAGAGTTGGCAGCCGATCACCACGTCAAGCTGCTCGGATTCAACGTTATAGCTCGTGCTGATTATGTACAAATACCCGCGAGGGTGCCTGTAGGCAGCTCCGCCTGGCTCTGTCACATCCAGCGTCACCAGGGTTCCGCGCTTGAAGAGGTTCCTATCGTAATCCTCAATCTCTGTGCCGCCAGGCCTTTGCCCGAGCACCAATGTGCCAGAGGTTGTCATCAAGCCCTTCTTGAAGGCACCAGAATCACTGACCTGGAAGCTAACGAGGCTAGAGGTGTAATCCTGTCCGCCGATGAGGAGTTGAGCAGCGCGTGTCTTCTGTACTAAATATCCCATGATCAAACCTCCTGCAGGCCGAAGCTAACCAGGGTCAGTTTGGGACTTAGCCTGGTGTAGGATGGTGCCGTCACAAATACAGCGCTCGTGTCAACGTCTGGACCCCATGTCTGATCCGTGATTCCGCAGGCAGCTGTCAACCCCGCAGCACGGTCGGTATCCCAAGCCTGGAACATCACATCAAACGACTCAGCGTCGGTTGTCTGCATGATGGTGGAAATCACCCACTGATACTTCTGCTTGTAAGCTGGTCCACCTAGCAGGTTCGCTCCGTTGGCCGACATGTCAAACGAAACGCTCCCCGTATAGCTGCGGGGGTAAGCGTTGTCGCCGAAGTTGTCGATCTGAAAATTGTAAGCAGTACTACCCGCATCGGTGTAGGAAATGCCAATTATGGGTCCAGCCATCAGGAGTACTTAGCTGGGCTAGGATTCC